GTATGGCTAGAGCCTGTGGTGCAATCATGGAAGGCAAAAGAAAAATAACTAAGTTTAGCTAATGTCTGGTCATAAAGGTTTAGCAAAATGGTTTAAACAAGATTGGGTTGATATCGGCTCAAAGAAAAAGGGCGGTGGTTTTGCTAAATGTGGCAGATCAAAATTGAAAGCTGATAGAAAAAGAAAATATCCAAAATGTGTTCCGGCTGCAAAAGCAGCAAGTATGACAGAGGGTCAAAGACGATCAGCTGTAAAAAGAAAAAGATCTAAACCACAAGGAGTTGGTGGTAAGCCAACTAATGTTAAAACTATTTTAAAAAAAAGTATGGGAGGTTTAATATCAGATCAAAGGCGAGCAGGTGTTGCCCAAAAGGGATTTGGATTTAAGGGTATATTTTAATGCCGCTAAATAAAAAAGGACAAAAAATAATGAGGTCTATGAAAAAGACCTATGGTAAAGAAGCAGAAGCAGTTTTTTATGCATCCAAAAATAAAGGAGTAATCAAAGGTGTTGAGAAAAAGAAAAGATCCAAAAGTAGGAACAGGAAAAAAACCAAAAGGTAGTGGAAGGCGTCTCTATACTGACGAAAATCCACGTGATACTGTGGGTATTAAGTTTGCTACTCCTACTGATGCCAGAGCAACTGTTGCAAAAGTTAAAAAAGTTAACAAACCTTTTGCTAGAAAAATACAAATACTTACGGTCGGAGAGCAGAGAGCAAAAGTAATGGGAAAAGCACAGGTTGCTAGTATTTTTAAGAAAGGTAAAGATGCGATTAGAAAAGCTAATAAGAGAAGACGTCCGTAAATGGTCACTAAATTATTTAGAGATTCCTAATATTCATTTAGGAGGTATGCCTGCCTGTCCTTTTGCTAAAAAAACTTGGGCAGATAAAAAAGTTTTAGTAGAGATTAAACAAAAACATAAATGGTATAAATCTCAATTAAATAAACATATTGAAAATTTAAATTTTAACAATCATGAATTATTGATATTTTGCGATCCCTACTTTAATTATTCCTTACAGCAATTTCAGGACGTAATAGATGACTACAATAATTGGTATAATAAAAAGGATATATTTTTTATGGGTTTTCATCCCAGCAACCCAGCCAACGAGGAGGAGCAAGAGTTTTTGGTTACTCCAAATGGGGAGCACCCTCAGGTAGAAAGTGATTTAAAATACTCCATGATGTTGGCACAAAAGTTCTCGCAATTACAAGAAGCTTCTGATAAACTGCACAAGGCTGGTTATTACGATAAGTGGCCAAAAGGGTACTATCAAGACGTTGTAGTATCTAGAGCTAAAACCTATAAACGAATATTCGGAGGTCAATATGATGGGTAAAAAGAAACAAGCTATGAAGCGAGGCGGCATGGCTAAGAAGAAAGCAGTCAAAAAACGTGGTGGCGGAATGTTAAAAAAACGTGGTGGCGGTATGGCTGAAAAAATGATGGGTGGCGGAATGGTATCACCTAGAAAGAAAATGGCTATGGGCATGATGGGCGGCGGTATGGCCGGCAAGAAAAAACAAGCTATGAAAAAAGGCGGTATGGCTGCTAAGAAAAAAGCTGTTAAAAAAAGAGGCGGCGGCATGATGAAGGGTAAGAAAAAAAAGGTAAAAAAATAGATGCCAACTTACGCTTCAACGGCAAATTTTGACCTCAGCATCGATGAGATAGCTGAGGAGGCATATGAGCGTTGCGGTTTGCAAGTTCGTAGTGGATACGATTTGCAAACTGCTAGACGTTCTCTTAATCTTTTATTAGCCGAGTGGGCTAATAGAGGATTAAATCTTTGGACAATACAATTACAAGAAAAATCTATCACGGCAGGCACAACAAATTTAACAGGTTTAGATTTATTTGGATCTGGTCAAGAGGCTGGTCAACAAATAGTTGATATTACAGATTTAGTCATTAGAGATTCCAGTAATAATGATTTTTCAGCACAGACAATAAGTAGATCAACTTATTTAAATATATCTGTTAAAACGACCAGCGGAAGACCATCTCAATACTATTTTGAACGTACGATAAACCCAAGACTATATTTATATCCTGCAGCAGATGTAGACTACACTCTAGTATATTATGCTCTGATTCGGATGAAGGATGCGGGCGATTACACAAATAATGCTGAGATTCCTTTTCGTTTTCTTCCATGTATGACTGCCGGATTAGCTTATTACATAGCTATGAAGAAAGC